TCTGACATCGTTACTTACAATATTCCAAACGCAGCTAACTAATTAACTAATCAATTAACCAATTAAGGGGAGGGTATATTCCCTCCTTTTTTTTTAAACTTTAAATTTATGGCTTGTAATTTATCAATAGGACGCGCGGAAGCGTGCAAAGAAGCAATCGGAGGACTAAAAGCAGTGTACTTCATTAATTATCAGATACTACCTGCTGATGTAACGTTTTCAAATGACCTAATAACAGCAGTAACAAACGTTGATAACTTGTACAAGTATGAGTTAAAGTCTAACGAAAATGTATTTGACCAAGAAATAGTTTCAAGTCGTGAAGCAGGGACAACATTCTTCCGTCAAACGTTAACAATTAAGTTGAAAAAACAAGATGCTACAACTCACAAAGAAATCAAATTATTGGCTTACTCAAGACCTCACGTACTTGTGGAAAACAACAACGGTCAATTCTTTGTTATGGGCTTGTTTAGAGGTGCTGATTTAACAGCAGGTTCTATAAATTCTGGAGGGGGGCTTGCAGATTTTTCAGGTTACAGTTTGACTTTTACGGCGGAAGAGGCTCTACCTGCTCCATTCACAGACATAACAAGTTCAACAACTATTGTTTCTGATTGTTTCACAGGTGCAACAGTAACAACTGCTTAGTCATGGCTTGTTTAATAACACTTGGACGTTCAGAGCCTTGTAAGGATAGCCTTGGAGGGCTACGTAACGTATACTTTATTAATGAAGATATAACGCCAACATTCATTTATAAAGAAACTGTTCCAGGTCTCAGTAACGTTTTTGTAGTTGATACTGACTTTAGCCAAACTATTGAATATGTAAATTTTGTGCAATACCTTTATAAATTTGAGTTGAAATCTAACGAAAATGTTTACGACCAAGAGATAGTTTCATCACGTGAAAACGGTACAACATTCTTTAGGCAAACATTGACTATTAAACTAAAAAAACAAGACATTGCAACACACAACGCTGTAAAAACTTTAGCGTATGCAAAGCCAAGAATTTTAGTTGAAAACAACGAAGGGCAATTTTTCTTAGTTGGACTTTTAAGAGGTTGTGATTTAACAGCGGGAAGCATCAATAATGGAGCCGCGCTTGGTGATTTTAGCGGTTATTCCTTGACATTCCAAGGGGAAGAGCTACTACCATCGCAATTTGTTGAAAACGGCACTGCATCTTTTTACAGTGACATTACAAATCCTGTTGAATCACCAAGTATAATAGTTACAAGTTAATACACGGAGGGGCTTAAAACACCCCTCTTTTTTTTTACAACAAAAACAATCTTTTTTAGTTATACTATTAATGATAGTATTAACGACATCCACAAGCCCTCAAATAGTTTACTTCGTGCCACGTGAAGGCTCAGGGAACTCAGATAAGATATTCCTTACAGACGAACAAACAAACGTCACCACAACGATTAATATTAGTTCATACGCAACAGGTGATTATTACCATACGGCGACCGCTACCTTTGGATTAATAGAAGGACATACGTATGTTTGTAAAATAGGTAAAACCAACGACATTAGATTTTACGGTCGTGTATTCTGTACCAACAACCCAAGCTCAAACTTTACTCAAACGGTAACAACCAACGAATTTATAATCTATGAATAATAACATTATACAACTATCTTCCTATACAGCTCCCGTAATTGTCGAAAATAATCGCAACGAATGGGTAGAATATGGAGCAGATAATAACTACTATCAGTTTTTAATTGACCGTTATAGTAATTCAGCAACTAACAACGCTGTTATAAATAATATTTGTAGACTAATATACGGTCAAGGCTTAACAGCTACGGATAGCGCGATGAAGCCAAACGAATGGGCGCAACTGTTATCTATATTAAAGGAAGACGATTTAAGACGTATTATCTTTGATTTGTACGCATTAGGACAGTGTGCCTTACAGATTCATTACGACAAAGGACATAAAGCGATTACGAGGGCTTTTCACACGCCTATTCAATTATTAAGACCTGAGAAATGTAACAAAGATGGGGACATTGTAGGGTACTTCTATTCTGACAATTGGACTGACCCAAAAAAATACGTACCTAAAAGATTCGATGCGTTTGGAACATCTAAAAAAGAAGTAGAGATATTATATCTAGCCCCTTATAGTGCGGGGATGAAATACTTTTCAAATGTAGATTATCAAGGCGGTATTGATTACGCGTTACTTGAAGAAAAAATTGCTGAATACCTTATAAATGAGGTTAGTAACTCATTTGCGCCTACCACGATTGTAAACTTTAACAATGGGCAACCAACTGACGAGCAGAAAGACGAAATATCTGCGTCTGTAATTGGCAAATTAACTGGGTCAAAAGGTAAGAAAGTTGTAATATCATTTAACGAAAACGAAAACACAAAGACAACGGTCGATACTATACCATTGCAAGACGCTGCAGACCATTATTCTTATTTGAGTGATGAGTCTACTGCTAAGATATTACGTAGTCATAACGTTACTACACCATTGTTATTTGGTGTGACTTCAGCAAGTGGTTTTAGTAGTAATGCTGACGAAATGAAAACAGGAGCGTTGTTATTTGAAAACATGGTTATAAAGCCAAAACAACAAATGATCACTGAAATGATTAAAAAAGTGTTATCATTTAATGGTGTTTCACTTAACCTTAAATTTAAAACATTGAATCCTTTACAAGGGGATGAGCCACAGCCCGTACAGATGAGTTCAGATAAATCAGAGCTTGAATTGTTATTAGATGAGTTCGGTGAAGATATTGACGAAAACTATGTATTAATTGATGAGAGGGATGCTGATTACGATAATGAAGAATCATTAAACGAATATTTAAACGACCTTGAAAATACTACTACAAAACTTTCTTTAATTGATAAAGTATTAAATTTTGTATCAACAGGCACAGCAAGACCTACTGCAGTATCTTCACAGGATAAACAAGTAAAGGGCAGAATGTTTAAGGTTCGATATAAATACACAGGTAACCCTAATCCTGAAAGAGCTTTTTGTAAAGCAATGATGAGTGCTAATAAAGTGTATAGAAAAGAGGATATTGACAGAATGAGTGAGAGTGTTGTTAATAGAGGATTTGGAGAATTTGGAGCGGATAAATATGATATTTTTAGATTCCATGGTGGACCGCGATGCCATCACAAATGGTCACGATTAACCTATATGTTAAACGATAAAGATATGTTTGAAAAGGTAGGAACTAGAGCAGCTGAGATAAGAGGGTATAAAGTAACTAACCCCTCAGAAGTTTCTGTTTATCCTAACAACTTACCATTAAAAGGATACAGTCCAAGAAATAAAAATTTACCCTCAGATGCAAAATAATCTTTAAAGGTGGTTGCATATTGTAATCATTTTATTATCTTTGTAAAAAATAAGATAATATGGAAACTTGGAAAGCAATTAAAGGATTTGAAAAACAATATGAAATTAGTAATATTGGAAATGTAAGAAGCGTTGATAGGGTAGTAAAACATTATATAGAGGGTTTTACAAGAAAATATAAAGGAACTGCTAAAAGTTTAAGATTTGATAAAGACGGATATTTAAAATGCAATTTAAAAAACGATGGTAAAACATTTAATTTTAGAGTACATAGATTAGTAGGTGAAGCGTTTATACCAAACATAGACAATAAGCCTGTTATAAACCATAAGAATGGTATTAAAACAGATAATAGAGTAGAAAATTTAGAGTGGTGTACAATAAGTGAAAACACAATACACGCAACAAGAACAAGATTGATAAAAACAAAGTTAACAGATACTCAAGCAATGGAAATTTTTAACTCTAATTTATCACAAAGAGCATTAGCTAAAGTTTATAATATAGATTCAAGTATTGCTTGGAGGATAAAAAATAAAAAAGCATACAAACACTTATGGCAGAAGCACTATTAATATCGAAAAAAGATTTACAAGAATACACTTCTTTGAACGCAAATACAGACGTTGATAAAGTTATTCAATTCGTATTGGTTGCCCAAAACATTTGGATTCAACAATACACGGGTAGTAAGCTGTTGGATAAGATTAAAACAGATATTACCAACAATACACTTGCAGGTAATTATATAACGCTTGTACGCTCGTATTTAAAGCCGATGCTGATTCATTTTACAATGGTTGAATATTTGCCTTTTTGCGCTTACACCATTTCAAATAAAGGGATATATAAGCACCAATCTGAGAATAGTGAGATTGTATCGAAAGAGGAAGTTGATTACTTAATCGAGAAAGAAAAACGAATAGCTGAAAGTTACTCGCAAAGGTTTTTAGACTACATTTGTAAGAACAATAGTTTATTCCCTGAGTATACAACCAATGAGAATGGTGATGTTTACCCACAACATGAAAACTACTTAACTAATTGGTATATATGAAGAAAAAAAAAGAGTATAAACCAAAGGAAGAAAATATAATTAAACTAAAACAATACTTAAATGATATTAGCAAGTCACGGAATAATAGCAAGTAGTGGAGGGATTAATCCATTAACAGTTGGTTTAGTATCTTCATATAGTGCTGAAAACAATGTAAACGATTCTTTTGGAAGTAATAACGGTACTGCTATTGGAGGATTAACATATACAACAGGTAAAAGTGGTAATGCTTTTCAGTTTAATGGGACAAATAGCTATGTGTCAATACCTAACACTACAGACCATTTAAATTTTACAGGTGATTTTTCTATAAGTTTATGGGTTAATTATAATACAACATCAGCGTCTATTGAAGCGTTTTTTGCAAATTTAAAACCTGGTGGAACATTTGGCAGTGGTTATGTTTTATATACTGACGCTACCCAAATGTATTTTGATATGAGGTCACAAAGTGTGAATAATTCTCTTTCAATCCCATTTGTAGCGTCAATAAATACTTGGTATCATGTAGTGGCAACAAGAAAAAGGAATACAGAAAGCAAGGTTTATATAAATGGTACATTGCAAAGTGGTGTTTATCCATATTTAAATCCTACTGTAAATCAAACTTATCAAACAAATCAAGAATATAGAGTTGGATCATTTTCATCAGCTTCTCCTTTGCTATCAAACATAAAAATAGATGAAATTGGTATATGGAATAGAGTATTGACATCAACAGAAGTAACAGAATTACAAACTAAATACTATCCTTTTTAATCATGAAAGTTAGACAATTAACATTAGAACAAAAAAACATCCTTACAGGTCAAGTATGGGGATATGAGGGGCAATTATTTAACCCACAATTAGATGCAAACGGTAATTGGTTTATCTCAAATGAAGAGGTTAACGGATGTACATTACAACAAGCTGAATCTATTCCATGTGATGCGTGGCTGTTAACATTACCCGAAATAGATTACAACCCAGTAATAACAGAATTACCATAATGAAACGTAAGTTTTATGAGGGGCAAATAGTTAATAATAAAGTCGTACAAACTGTTTGGAGCGACTCAAGTAATTACATGATAAAATATAAAGATGGAAGTTTTGAAGTTATTAAAAAATAGATGGAATGCACCAACGCCCTTGTTTTGGAAAAAAGTACAAAGCGTAGGTATAGCAATCGGAGGAATAGGAGCGGTCTTAATTGCTCCACCGTTTGGTTTGGCAATTGCACCTTATATGGTGGCAGTTGGTTCAGTAGCAGGTGTATTATCTCAATTGACAATAGATGAGCAACGTTAGAAGTTACACAACAGACCAAATACTCGATAGAGTAGAAGAGTTGAAATCATTTAAAACTATTCCTGTTGGCTATTGGATAGTAGGAGTAAGGTCAAATGAGGACGCACCAAACAAGTACGATGATAAGTTCTACTTATTCAATGGGGAACAATTTGTTAAGGTTGTTACAGGCACGACTAACCCTGGTACACCAATATTAGAAGGTGGTTATTTAAAGTATAATAAAGTAGGTGCCGCGGTTGTTAAATCAAATGAATGGTATTACGATGTCTGGGCTTATGGTTTACACCAAGGTAAAATGCCTGCATTACGTCAAGTTGGTAACTTTATCGTTTACCGTGACGGAGATAGGGATGGTAAAAGCGAAGAAATCGGAACACCTATAAAAGGAAGTGGTTACGGAATCAACTTTCACAGCATTTCAAATGATTTATCCGTAAAAAAGATTGGTGAAAACATTGGTGGTTGGAGTGCTGGATGCCAAGTGTGTAATAATGTTGAGCAATACAGCATGATCATTAACATGATTAAAAATCAAAATAGAATAACATACTGTTTATTAGAAGAATTTTAGTATCTTTATACGTGTGTTTTGGAGCGGTTTAGAAATAAATCGCTTTTTTTTGCTTAAAAGTTTGCTTATTAATTATTAATATTTAAATTTGTAACATAATTAAAAACATACAACATGAAAACAGCAGA